ATGGCTGCTCTTGCAATCTCTGGTGGTTCTTTAGTTGCTTGCCAGCTACAACCAGCTTTCCAAACAAAAGAAGCTCCTACTCTATTTACTCCAAAAACGCAGCCAAGTACTTACGGTGTGTTAACCGCGAAAATCACAGGTAAACATACAGGTGTTGCCGTCATCAAATTAGATAGCTTCCGTTTAAACGTTAGCTTTGATTTTGAAGCTCATTTAGACAGTTACGGCGTTCCGGGTTCTGAATTTACCGCTGTTGATATTACTCAACTCACAGTAAATGAAATCACTGATATTAACGGTAAGTCATATAACGATTTCACCGAATTTGAAGACATCCGAAACATCAATGGCCTTCTAAAAGGCTTCATCGAACGTAACAAGTTGGTGGAGGCTTAAAGATGACTAATTTCAAAAAACACCCTGACGGCTATATGTCATTTTTAGGCCGTGATGATAAGGGCCTCTACTCTGTCCGCATTGGCTGGCAAGTGTACGCATCTAATGCTAATGGCTCAGTTCTTTACAAGGTGAAGGACTCAGTTAAGACACCTTTGGACGTTGAAAAGTTCCAAACTGACTATCCAAAAGTTTGGAATGAACTTACACAAGAAATCGACTTCCAACGCAGAAAGCAGCTCGCAATAAAGCTACGTGAAACAAATATCCCTACTTATGACCGCAAAGCATATAAGCAAAAACGCGGCTTCACCGGCTCTAGATGAGGATAAGAAAAATGACAACTGAAAACTCAAAAGACAACTTACATATCTGGAATGCAGTTAAGCAAACGCCTACCAATTTTCTTAAAAAAATTGAGTTTGGTTATTTAAAAGGTAAATCAGATATTAACCCTCAATGGCGATTAATGGCTATGACTCAGACCTTTGGTCCTGTTGGTCATGGCTGGACTTATAGACATGTACGTTTATGGTCTGAAACTGCTCCAGATGGAACCATTATGGCTTTTGCTGAAGTAGCAGTAAAAACCAAGATTGATGGTGTTTGGGGTGAGGAATTTTTCGGCAACGGCGGTTCAGCAATTGTTGAAGTTCAAAAGGGCAAATTAGTAGCGATTGATGAAGGTTATAAAAAGGCCGTTACTGATGCTCTTGGTGTAGCGTTTAAAGCTATTGGTGTGGCAGCTGATGTTTACCTCGGTAACTTTGATGGAAGTAAATATCTATATAACTATGACTATGCATATCTAGAGCAAAATGCCTCAACCCCAGCAGGTCAAAATTCAAACCAGAATAACCAGACAACTGCTCAGAGTGGTAACCAGAAGCCACCTCGTACTCAGGATCAACTATATCAAGATGCTTTAAAAGCAATTAAAGATGCTCCAGACACTAACATTTTAAATGCTGCCATTAAAAAGTTTAAAGGTACTACGTATGAGGCAGGTATCAATAGAGCATGCCAAGCACGTGCCGATCAGATGGGTTGGGCGCCTAAAAACAATCCTCAGCAAGTTCAACAACAACAGTCGTTACATCACTAAAAGGAGAGCTATTTATGTCTAACTTACTAACTGCAGCTGAAGCATTTGCAGCTCTTCAAAACGGTAAAACTGTTCTATGTCGTCCAGCCGGAGACATGTTGGACTTTGCCGATTTAGATCAATTCCCCGCTTCTGTTTTTGGCAAACCGGGTTTTGAATTCTGCATCAAAATCGAAACTATTGAACTGGCTGGCATTACATTCACAAAGCCATTAACTATTGATGAGTATAAAGCGGGTCAGGATGTTTTTGTTATCAATACATATCTCCCTTCAATTTATATCATAGGATTTGAAACTGCTGCACTCATTGAAGCTATTAAAAGAGGATTTGTTCAACGTGATGCAGAAAATGCCAAGCTTCAATTAAAAGCATTTTCAAAAGCACTCGGTTTTGAAATTAATAATGATCTTAGCGTTGTTCGCCTTGGTGAAGAGCCCAAAAAACAGCGAGGCAAAAAATCAAAAGCAGAAAAGCCTAGCGACGTTATTTCTGCAGAAACTCAACCAACAATTGTTATTACCGAACAAACAAATGTCACCACATCTGAGGATCTGTTAGTTCCAGAAACTAACGAGCCTAAAGTAGATCCTGAGTATCTGAAAGCATTAGATGCTCTTCTTCAGCGTGTAAAAGAATCAAAAACACCTGAAGAGGTAAATGCTGTTTATCGATATACCCGTACGTGGAATGACAAACAAATGGAACCTCTCCTCGTTGCCACTCACAAACGACTTGAAGAGCTAGAAAAAGAAAAGGCATCTGCGAATGAGCCACCCTCTTTAATGGTTCAGATCCAGAACGCACCAGACCTCACAACATTGGATGCGCTGGAAATAGATGTGGCTGCACGAGATCCGCAGATTCAACCGAAGCTAATGGGGTATGTGAGAAAACGCCGCTATGAATTAGAGAATCCTACACCTACCCAACCTGAAGCTGATCCTGATTATCTATTAGTGGACGGTTTCTAATATGAAAGATCAGTACAAGAAAGTGAGCCAAAAACACATGCTTGGTTTTATGTACTACTTGCAATTGCTGGGCTATGTAATAGTCCGGCAAGGCATGGATCAAGCGATGTTTCTAACCAAACATTATGCGGTACCAGTCGTTTGGCGCCGCATAACGATTGACTATCACAACCGTTTAAATAAACCGGCACAACAACTTTATAAAGAGTTTGTTGAGTGGACTAAAGAAGAATATTTGAGGGCTTAGGTAATGATTGATGTAAATAAAAAAAGAGAAGCTTTTGAAAGATTTCATGCCAAAGAATGTAATTGCAGTTATGAAAGTTTAAAACGTCAACTAGATAGACAAGAGGCACTAACAGGACACAGATATTTACCAACTAGTCCTCGTCATGAAGCTTGGTTGATTTGGGATGCCGCATGGAATGACGCCAGTGCTCAGGTGTTGCCAACTTGGATCAGCATGGATGATGAATGGCCGCCTACTGACATAATGGTACTTATTTGTTGGGCTGATGCACCTGATGTTACCCCCGATCAAGACTATATGACTATTGATGAAGATTTAAATAGTGTATGGGCAAATTATCATAATGATGCGCCTTCACACTGGATGCATTTTCATAGTGTGCCAAACGTATCTGGAGCTGCTAATGAGTAAGGTTATTGGTGAAGTTAATTTGAATCCTAGCCGTATTGAAGGTACTCCGGATCAGGTGGCTCTTCATATTTTTGAAGAAATCATTTGTCCAAGTACTGAGGAGCTTCTCAAAAACAATCCGGAAGCTGCAAAAGTTTTTGCATATCACATTTTTGGTTTAGCACTGTCTCAACTAGCAGAGTTTCATTCAACCAAAAGTCTAGATAAAGCTGTAACCGTTACTCTTCACAACCTTTTGCGTCAATTGAAGAAAGAACGTAATGAGTTGAGGAACTAAAGGATGAGTGGATTAAAAGTTAAAACATGTAATTTTTGTGATGACGGGAACGGTGAATGCATTTTCCCCTATTACGGCCTTGCCCCTCATATTCATACGAAGCCAATTGGCGGTACTGAATTTATAGATGTTTCATTACCTGAAAACTTTAGTCCTGATGGGGATGGTTTAGGCATATATACACACTGTCTGAATTGTGGGGGTGATGGCACATATGAAGGCATCCAGTTAGAAGTTAAAGCGGAAAGTAAGGAGGGTTAAATGGGACAAATAGTTAAAATAGAGGCTAGTATTCTAGAAAAGATTGTTGCTGTAGCTGAACGTATTGCTCAGTCAAAAGAAGAACGCCGAGTTGGTCGTGAAGAATTTGCACACATGCTCAATATCGAACCTGAAACTCTAGACGCTCGGATTCGTGAAGGCAGATACCAAAGGCCATACAAGGATGGGCGAAAAAGTTTTTGGTTATTGTCCTACGTGCAATCTGTCGTTACAGACACAAAAGAATCTGGTAAAGTAGCCACCTATTGA